TAGATCTATTAATCATTTTTTCACATATTTTTTTAACAAGTGGATCTTTAGCCATCTGATCAGGAATAGTTATTAAATGTTTAGTGGACAAATCTGTCATTTACTTTTTTTTCTTTTCTTTCTAACTTTTTTCTTTTTAGTAAAAGAAGGGTTATGTTTGTTTGTTTTATTAGCTTTATATGTTGTATATCTTTGTATTTTTGTCATAATCTTTCTTGCCATTGTTTGAGTTTGCTTGCAGAAATAATCCACTTTCCTTGAAGTTTAGTCATTGGCAAATTTTCTTTATCTTTAAGACGCAGCACTCGTTTTAAAAGTGCTGCATCACTGTGCAAAGAAGAACCGAATAGAAGTTTGCCAACTTCTACCGCACTCAACAAACGTAAATCACTCGAATGCGATTGCATCTGATGAATTCCCTTTAGCATCTTCCCTAGATTTCTTATCATCATAAGCTTGTGAAAATGGTCTAATTTTAAAAGTCACAACTCTTGTTTGTTTCTCTTTAGTTTTACCATTCCACAGTTCAAGATGGACTCTAGAGCCAGCTTTGATTACTATATCTTCTTTTATCTCCCATCCACCAGCCGCTTTACTATCTGATGTTGTTGGGTTGCCATCCATATCTTTTAAAAAAATTAAAGACTCTGCAATAGGAAATTTTTTTCCTTGCGCTTCTAAATTGTCTAAGAATTCTCTTAAATCCTTTCCAGGAAAAGCGGTAAGAGTAAGGTCAGGCATTGGTCGTCACTTTTAATTGCTGTTTATACATAGATATAACTTCCTTTTTATCCGAGTCTTTTAATGACTCGATCCATGGTTTAAACTTAGTTGCAACTTTATTTACTTCCCCAGGACTTGTCGTTACTTCTAATTTGGAGGAAAAAATCTTAACTTGTTCTGCTAAAGATTTTTTACTAAATCCTGGGGAGTCTATCTGATCAAGCTGCGAGCCGCTGTTGACCTTATTGTCTACATCGACATGATCAGATAAATCATTTAGAGATTTTTCTCTCTCTTGTTCTTGTTGTGCAAGTGCTTTTAGCATTTCATCGCCTGATGGATATTCCCCTCCTTGCAATCCTAAATTAGCTAAAGCTCTACCTATCGAAGATGTTTCTGCATTTTCCGCAGCACTTGTTTTATTTATTATATTATAATTTCTATTTTCTTCGGCAATACCATTGGCAACTAGATTATCGTTTACCCATATATTTGTAACAGATCTAACATAAACACCATCATATGTTTGCTCTGTTATAATTCTTGCATCTAAACCAAAGTGATTTCTAAAAATACGCACTCGGTCTACAACCATCACATATTTTTTACCGCCTTTAGTTGGTACTTTTAAATTTTTTTCAATCTCTGCTACTTTTTTAACAGCTTGACCGAGTATTTTATTTAAGTCTGGTGCTGCTGACATCTAAGCTCTCGGTTAATGATTTAATGTGCAGCCATACGTTTCGATGCGCAGTAGGACTTAAACCTATTTGTTTTTTTCTCTCCGCACATTCTTTTTTTACTGCGTTTTCTCTCCAAATTCTTTGCCAATCAAATCTTGTCATTAAAAATTTAACTGGCACTGGTAAGTTTTTTACCGCCATAAGTTCCTCGCTTCCTCTAATTCCTCCTCTGTAAGATCTCTCCACATATAATGTGTAAAATCAGGTGGAATATATTTTGCTAGTGTTTTTGGATTAGATGAAATTTGTAATAGGTTTTGTCGTACCTTTTGTATCATTTGCATCTGATCCAGGTAATGTTCTAAAAACTCTGGTCGCAGCTTTTCACAGTTGTCTTTAGAAAAAACTTTATAACTCTTGTCGTCAAAGCCAGCTGCATAAACTAAAAATACTTCTCTCTTAGTAGCTTTATAATAAAATGCACACTGTCTTAAATGCTCTATTGATGGATTATTTAATGATTTTCTTCTCCATTTAGCAGAACCATCTTTATTTTCTCCTTTATCTCTTGATTTCCATTTTGTTTTTAATTCAACAGCAAATTTATCAGTTAATAAATCTGTTCTACCGATAGTTGTAACCTCAATGCCAGGAAGTGTATAATAACAATAATCTTCTGTTGTCTTTTCTGTTGTTGAGTGTTTAAAAAATTCCATTTCAGTTAATCCACTCAGTGCATTTTCAACACATTGAGGAATTAACTCTAGATCCATTTCCCATAATTCTTTGTAAGAAGCAGATGTAAAAAATATTTTTGATTTTTTAAAATTTTTTAATGCTAATTTGATAGCAGCTTTAACTGGTACATCATCATTACCACTATTAAAGATATAATAATTAACTCCATCTTGAACAGCTGTGCCAGCATACGCATGAGGATTAATTATTCTGTTTTGTCGCCACTCCGCATTTTTATAAATATAATTATGCAGCCACACATCATTAGGTAAATTAGATTGTGAATTAGATCCATGACTAAGATTTACATTCGCATAGTAATCTGGAATATAATCTATTTCTGACATAAACATTCCCAAAACATAATAGGAACACTATTAGCAAAATAAACTAATTCGTCAATTAAAATTGTGTAAAAAAGCTAATCTAGTTGAACTAAGTTATCAATACCTTCTAATTTGCATAAATTAAATGACATAACAAACGTTGATGCCCACTTTATTTGATTGTGCATCCAAGCATTACTGCCTAAAGGATTAAAATTGTGTTTTTTAGATTGTTTACCCATTTCATCGAGCCAACCAACCCACATTTCGCCTTTTTCATTTTCAATTATAGCTAATTTACCAATTGCATCTGGATCAACTGTTTTAGATTTTTCATAACTTCCATCAAAAATCATACATTCTCCATCATTTAAAGGTAAATGAAATTTTGATGTTTCGTGATGCTGACCACGAAAAATAACACCAAAATAATTTTCCCTTATTGGTGTTGGTACATAAAGTTGAGGTCTTGAAGTTTTATATTGCACACAATGATGCCCAGCATAAAAAAAACTAGAAATATCTAATGGTAATGCGGGATATATTAAATCTTGTTCATTAGTTTTTAATTCAGATATTGTTGCTAATTTTTTTGCCATTCTTGTTGTAAGATTAGCTTTACCATTTAATATTTTATTTAAATGGATTTTATTAGTGCCAAGTTTTGCAGCTACATTTTTTTGCGATAGTGGACTAACCTCAATTAGTTTTTTTAACTTATCATTCATTATATGTTGCATAATGTATATTAGCATTAAATTCTATTGTTAAAAATTGCAAGCATAAATTATAATATTTGCAAAAAAAACTAATTAGTGTAGAAACTATTGCTAATATGACTTTACAAGAGTGGAAAACCCTTAAAAACATTAAAACTTTAGGGGAATTAGCCAACAAAATAGGCGTAAATAAGTCAAAAAATCCTGCGAGATTAGTACAAAGATGGTTAGATGGCACTTCTTATCCAAGAAAACGCCATTTAGATATGATCTTTAAGGCGACAAATGGCAAAGTTACAGCAAACGATTTCTTTACCAACTAATATAAAAGTTGGATCACTGGACATAAATGTCCGCTTATATGATAATTTAATCAATATTTCTGAGGATGAAGGCAGCTATGATGGATCAAAACAAACAATATTAATTGATAAAGAGATAGCTGAACGTCAAAACTCTTACAGTTTTTTAGTTTTATGGCACGAATTATGCCACGCAATATATGATCAACACCTCCTTGAAGCTGCTAAAGAGGAAATTGTTGTCAATGCGTATTCTCATGGATTTACAATGATACTCCGAGATAACCCTGATTTAAAGAATTGGATGCAGCAGTGTCTAAAGTAGAATTCACAGAACAAGAATATATACGACTCAAAGAATTAGCTTCAATGGATCATTTATATCCAAGAGCTTTAGTTAAAGGTGGCTTGCTTGATTGGTGCGTCAATGTCTGCAAGTTTTATGGGATTGGTGTTATTGAATTCAGATCTAAAAAAAGAGATCGAATACTATTTAAAGCTAGAGTTGATTTTACCCATATTATTTTAAAATATGTAGAAAAATACAATCAGAATGAAATTGCTAGATTTATGGGTAGACATCACACATCAATCATACATCAAAAGAAACAAGAACCTTTTGCTGCGGAAACAATTTGGTTAGAAAATGCTACTCGATAGGTGGAAGTTATTAAAACAAGTGATGGCAGATACCCAGCTTAATCCAAGTGCCTTGCGTGTTATGTTTTTTTTATTGAATAGAGAAAATAGTAAAACTAAAGCATTATTCCCCAGCCATGCGAGGTTAGCAGATGATACCAAGATGTCTGCTAGGTCTGTTAGGCGAGGTATTGATAATCTTATTGAAAAAAAATATTTAGTTAAATTAAAAAAAGGTTCTCCAGGTCGTGCTACTTCTTATCAAATCAATTATATTCACAGGACAGAATTGTCACAAACAGAGGACAGTATTGTCACAAATATAGGGACAGAATTGACCGACCAATCTACCAAGGAATCTATTTTAAATAAATCTAGAGTAAAATTTTATACACAGAATTTAGCAAAGAATACGAATGCAAATTATATAGCTGCTAAGCAAGGTCTAAGGCAACCTTATAATTCTAATGAAAGGATTGCAGAACGACTATTGCAGAAAACTAATAACCCCATCTTGGTCGAAGCATGGCTTAAATTAAAAAATTCTCCTAATTGGGATGATCAAGAGAAAGCGGAAAAATTGGCAAAGCAGTATCAATGTATGAAATAACAGTTCAAGACATAATAACTTTATTTGAACAAGCAGCATTAACAGATAGAAGATTACCAGCTGCTATTCGAAAGCAACGCATCACAGCTTGGTTAGAATATAAACAAGAAAAGATGTACCAGCATAGTTATCATAAAGTTGAATTTAAAATTGTACCAACGTCAAGAGATATAGCTAGATGGCAAATAGCGACTACTATTTTAAAAGAAATTGTTGAAGATATAGAATTAAAAAAAATAATTTGGTTAAGAGCAAAGAAGTTTCCTTATACCCAGCTTGGTCGATTGTTTGGTATGAGTCGTAGAAAATTAAAACAAAAATACATAGAAGAAATAATTTATATTCGTTTATGGTTGCAACTTCATCAACAGAATAAAAAAATTAGTGACATGATTGACAAAATTGTGATAGAAAAAAAGTATAATTAAGGAATAGTGTCTTAAAAAGAAAAAGCCAGCTGATGCTGGCTCTTTTTATTGGTGTCTTGCCTTGCGTGGTCTATTGTTTAGACTCCTTTAATAATTATTTTACTTGGATCAAAATATTTATATTTAATATTATGATTAGTGTTTAAAAGTTCAAAAATTTGATCTTCAATACTTGAATTAGGGTTAATAAATAAATTACCACTAAATTCATAGTATGACCAATAAATTTCTTTTTCAGTCATTTTTTAGACTCCTTATAATAGTTTAACATTTGCTGCACCCATCTTGGAATAGGTTTTGCACCTGATAGCCAAGTTGATACAATAACTCGATCAGATTGCGTAACCTGATCAAAGCATATACGAGATAAGTCAGCTTGAGATAAATCTAGCTGACTCATTAATTTTTTAAGTTGTTTTGGTTTCATTAGAACTTCTGGATTATAAATGAATTATTAGCTAATTCTATAACAGAAGTATTATCTCTGATTTTTTCGATTGTTGGATAATCTTCTTTACTATAATCTTGCCAGAATTCCTGAATATTTTCATATTCTGAATATTCACAGCAGAACGCTATTGGATCAAATTCGATACCCAAACAAGAACCATTTTCTGAAACTGCATCATCTAGTTCTTCTAAATGATCAAATAAAGCAACTCTCCCATCATAAGAGAAGTTGTTTGGTCTATGTTTCATAAACCAGTCATTGAAAGTATTAAAATTTATAGTGTCATACATAGTTTAAACTCCTGATACTAATAAATGAAAATGAAAGTAATCTAACAGCATCAGGATTGATGCTGGTAAACCGATAATAATAGTAATTTTGTCGTATAAATTTAAAGCTTTAAAATCTTTGATAAATTGTTTCATGAAGGAAACTCCTCCAGAATTCCATATTTGTCTGAAGTTAAACCTTTATTAACTTGATCAATATGGCAATCTTCACAAAGAGTGTCGCAATCGTCATTGAAATAGACATCAGTTGTTAATTCTTTGCATTGATCACATTCCTCAGATTGACAATCTACGCACATATAACCTGAGTATTTGTCATTTTCTGCTGGGATGCGATTTACAAACAAACCAGAACCGAATGAAGTATCTTTTTGACACTCAACACAGTTTTGACCGATATTTTTTATATTGTTCATAAATATCCTTTCAATTACCTGTGTAATGCTTAGATTAATATAAGTCAAGGCATAATATATAAATAATTAAAAAAAAATTATGGTAGGTAGACCGAGTAAAAAAGTTCAGTGTATGGCTAGGCGCAAGTATGATGGTCAGCAGTGTCAAGCTAAAGGCATATTAAAAAATAATGGTAGATATATTTGCAAGCTTCATGGTGGCATGAGCTATGGACAAAGAACAACAGAAGGAAAAATAAAAGCTTTAATGAATTTAAGGCAATATAAAAATAAAAGTTATGAAGAAATCAAAAGAAGTATTGAAACAATTAATTGAACAATTAGAGCTGGGTAATACTCTCAGTAGTATTTGTAGACAAAAAGCTATGCCAGGACTTACAACAGTTCACACTTGGATGAAGAATGATGATAAGTTTAAAAATGAATTGTTAGACGCAAGACGCATGGGTGCTATTACTTGGCTTGATAAGATGCAAGACTTGTTAGATCAAGAGGTAGAGCCGCAGCAAGTTCAATGGAATAGAGAGAGATTACATCACGCAAGATGGATGGCAAGCAAGCTGGTTAGTGTGTTTGGAGATAAGCAAACAGTTGAGAATGTTGGAGAGCCAATTATAAAAGTTGTTTGGGATGATGGCAGTAAACAAGACAAAGAGAAAGAACACGCACACGCATTAAGAAGTTCGGAAGATAATACTGACAAGAATACTGACAAGACTACAATTAATTAAGCAAATCAAACAATGAGCAATCGATATACTACCAATAGATCAAGGTTTTCACAGGGAAAAAAAGCAAAAATGGCGGATTTCTGCGACTCGATCCATCCCAGATAATCGTGCGGCTTTTTTTATATATTGATGGGAGATTTAGACACTCATGGACACAAACGATAACATTGTCGCTGCTGTATTTTATGACGACAAAAAAGATACTGTACGATTAGAATTAACAAATTTTGGAAATAAGGAAGATGCACTTGAAGCTGCTAATTTTATAATCGCAACATTAGGCATAACAAAAACAAACATTGTTTCTGTTAACGAAACTGTACACTAATGAAAGAAATTAAAATACCTTACACTCCTAGACCGCAGCAACGAATGTTGCACAGTAAACTTGAACAATTTAGGTTTGCGGTTGCAGTAATGCACAGGAGAGCTGGCAAAACTGTATTTGCTATTAATCATTTGATTAAGTTAGCTTTGACCAGCAAAAAACGAAACTTTAGAGGAGCTTTCTTTTCTCCAACCAGGGTGCAATCTAAATTGGTTGCATGGGATTATTTAAAAGAATTTTCTCGTAAAATACCTGGTACGAAGTTTAATGAAACAGAGCTGCGTGCAGATTTTGTAACAGGTGGTCGTATAACATTATTTGGAGCAGAAAATCCTGATGCTGCTCGTGGACAATATTTTGATTTTGTTGTGTGTGATGAGTATGCACAAATGGATAGCAGAATGTTTGCGGAAATAATTAGACCAGCTATTTCTGATCGTCTTGGAAGTTGTTTATTTATTGGAACACCACAAGGCATGGGAAATAATTTTTATGATTTGTTTGAAGAAGCAAAATCACTGCCTGAATGGTTTACTTGTACGTTTAAAGCAAGTGAAACAGGATTAGTACCAAAAGAAGAATTAGAGTCGGCTAAAAAGCTGATGACAGAAGATCAGTATGAACAAGAATTTGAATGTTCTTGGACAGCCAATATATCTGGTTCTGTGTATGGTAAAATTATTGAGCAGATGGAAGATGAAAAACGTATTAGTAATTTTCCTTATGATCCTGGTTATCCAGTAGATGTGTATTTTGATTTAGGTATTAGTGATCAAACTGTAATTTTATTTACACAGCAAATTGGTCGAGCTTTATTTGTAATAGATTGTTATTCAAATAATAATCAATCTTTAGATCACTATGCGGATTATATACGCAAAACAAATTACAATATTAGGAATTATATTTTTCCGCATGATATTGAACAACGAGAATTATCAACTGGTCACTCCAGGAAAGAATATGCTTTTTCCATGGGGATGCGACCATTAAAAGTGTGTCCGAAGCTGCCAATAGAAGATGGCATTCATGCTGGACAGATTTTATTAGCAAAGAGTTTTATAGACAGATCTAGCTGCAAACCTTTTTTAGATGCGATGAAATGGTATCACAGGAAGTGGTTAGATAAACAACGAGTTTTTTCTAAACCAGTACATGATTTTAGCTCTCATTATGCAGATGCCTGGAGAACAACAGCAGTTGCAATTAGAGAGTTAGATATGAATGAAAACAGACGATTAGAAAAATTTGCCGATGGCACAAACTATAACCCACTAGAGATAAGGAGTAATTAACATGGGATTTTTAAAACCAAAAATGCCACCACCGCCACCGCCAGTACCGACACCTCCTGAGTTGCCACCAGCAACACAAGATCAATTTAATGAAGAACAAGCTAAAAAATTGAAACTTTTATTAAAGAAAAAATCAGAAGGATATACCGATACGATACTGACAAGCACACAAGGCGATACGAGTGAAGCGAATGTATCATATAACACATTGTTAGGACAATAATGCCAGAAATTTATACAGGTTTTACTTATGGATCTTCCAGTTCATCTGGTAGCTCTAGTACATCTAGTGGTTCATCTTATGGATATTCAACATCAGATAAAAAAGAAAATATTAAAAAAAAGGTAAAACAAGATCTTGGTTTAACAGCTGTTGGAGGTCTTGGTGGTAATAATCAAGGTTATATTGCAGCTAATGCTCCTAATCCTTTAATGTATGGAGGAATGGCATCAGATTTAACAAAAGAACATATGGCTAATGCTGGCTTTGGTACATACAATGCTGACACTGGAAGTTTTACAAATGTTGTAGGCAACACAATTATTGGTGGTACGAATGAAATGATGTATGGCTCTAGTGGTGCGATGGGTTCAGGCGATCCAGGAGGTATTTTATCGAGCATTCCTATTTCAAATGAAATGTTAAAAAGTCAAAATAAACTTAAAGGAGCAATCTTAGGTATAGCTGGTATTGCTGCTGGTGGTAATCCAGCTGGTTTAATAATGCGAGGAGTAGCGGCAAAATCTTTATCGGATGCTTATGCAAGACCTGGTAAAGCATATGATACTTACACAAAGAAATTTAAAGCAAAACAAGAAGGTAAACCATTTACTGAACAACGTAATTTATTGGGATTATTAGGATTACAAAACGAAAAGAAAACAAAGAAAGACACATTAGGATAAAACATGGAAGCAAAACAACTAGCTACACAATTTAATAAATTAAAAACACAACGACAAAACTGGGAAAGTCATTGGCAAGAAATAGCTGATTATGTTTTACCTCGTAGAGCTGATGTCAATAAATCACGATCATCAGGCGATAAACGCACCGAATTTATTTATGATGGCACTGCACTACACGCATCCGAGTTATTATCTTCCTCGTTACATGGAATGCTAACAAATGCGGCTACACCATGGTTCAGTATGCGTTTTAAAGACGAAAATCTGGCGATGGATGCAGAAAGTAGGGAGTGGTTAGAGTCTTGTACTCAAACAATGTATATTGCTCTTGACAGGTCAAATTTTCAACAAGAGATACATGAATTATATACTGACTTAGTTGTCTTTGGCACATCTGCGATGATGATTGAAGAAGATGATGAAAAGTTTTTACGATTTTCAACAAGACACATAAAAGAAATTTATATTGCTGAAAATGACAAAGGAGTGGTCGATACTGTCCACCGAGAATTTAAAATGACAGCAAGAGCTGCTTATCAACGATTTGGAGAAAAATTATCTAAACGATTGATAAAAGTAGCAAAAGAAAAACCTTATGATGAAATAACATTACATCATTGTGTTAAACCTAACGATAATCAAAACCCATACAAGTTAGAAAACACTTCGATGCCTTTTGCATCAATATATTACGATTTAGAAGATAATAAAATTATATCAACATCAGGATTTAATGAATTTCCTTTTGTTGTGCCTAGATGGTTAAAATCTTCTTCCGAAATTTTTGGAAGATCTCCAAGTATGACAGCATTAGCAGATGTAAAAATGCTAAACAAAATGTCAGAAACGACCATTAAAGCAGCACAAAAAATGGTAGATCCACCATTACTTGTACCTGACGACAGTTTTGTCCTCCCAGTAAGAACACAACCAGGGGGATTAAACTATTATAGATCTGGTACGAGAGATAGAATTGAACCGCTTAACATAGGAGCTAACACTCCAGTTGGTCTAAACATAGAAGATCAAAGACGTAATGCAATTAGACAAGCATATTTTGTTGACCAGTTATTAATGTCACAAGATGTACGAATGACAGCCACCGAAGTTATGCAACGTAACGAGGAAAAAATGCGATTACTCGCACCAGTATTAGGAAGATTACAAGCAGAAATGCTACAACCTTTAATTACGAGGTGCTTTAATATTATGTTAAGGAAAGGTTTATTACCAACACCGCCAGTCGCACTGCAAGGTAGCACAATAGACATAGAGTATGTATCTCCTTTAGCTAGATCGCAACGTACTGGCGATGTACAAGCAATATTACGTTCATTAGAAATTATCACACCACTAGCACAAATGTTGCCAGTGATGGATTACTTGGATGCGGATAAACTCGTTAAACATATTACCGATGTTTTAGGTGTACCAAGAAAAGTATTACGATCTGATCAAGAAGTTGCAGAGATTAGAGAACAGCAAGCGGCAGCAGCTGAACAACAAGCACAACTTGACCAGGCATCCCAAATGGCGGAAGCTGGAGGTAGAGCAGCACCGCTAATGAGGGAAATGAATAATGGCGAATAAAGAACAAGAGCAAGTTTTAAAAGAATTACGAAGAAGTTATCAAGTTTGTTTTAGTACAAAAGAAGGATCAGAAGTTTTAAAAGATTTGGAATTGCGTACTGGAATACATACATCGACCTTCGACATTGATCCATACAAGTCGGCAAATTTAGAAGGAATGCGAGCTGTAACATTATTTATTAAATCAATGTTAAAACAACCACAGGAGAAAAAATGAGTGAAGAACAGACAACTGCACCAGAAGTGCAATCTGAACCAACTACAACAATTAATAACGAACCACCACAAACAACATTTATAGATACATTACCAGAAGATATACGAGGAGAAGCTTCCTTAAAAAATTTTCAAGATGCTGGACAATTAGCTAAAAGTTATGTTCACGCATCTAAAATGGTTGGTGCAGATAAAATGGCTGTACCAAATAAAAATTTTACTGATGATGATTGGAAACAAACATTTACTAAATTAGGTTTACCAGAAACAGCTGATAAATATGATGTTAACTATAATTTAGCAGAGGGAGCTGATCCACAACCAGTTAAAAATTTTTTAAATCACGCACATACTTTAGGTTTACTACCTCAACAAGCTCAAGGTATTTTAGATTATTATAGTAATTTAGAAACATCTTCGAGAGAAGCAATTCAAAAAGATTTAGAATTATCAAAAGTGCAAAACGAAACATCTTTACGACAAGAGTTTGGTTTAGCTTACGATACAAAAATTAATGCAGCGAATAATGTTTTTAAAACTTTTTTTGCAAATGATATAGCACAATTAAAATTAGAAGATGGTACACCAATCGGTAATCATCCTGGTTTTGTAAAAGCTTTAGCAAATATGTCAGAAAAATTTAGTGAAGATAATATTAGTTCTGGACAAGAAGTTGCTGGTGCTTTAACACCAAAAGAAGCAGAAAGTGAAATTAATAAGATATTGATGGATTTAAAACATCCTTATCATAATAAAGAACATCCAGGACATCAAGCTGCGGTAGATGAAATGGCAATTTTATTTAATGCAAAAGTTTCAACTGGGTAATGCGCAAGCATCCAGTTTGACAATCTGAACAGAAGATCAACTAACAGTTGTAAAATGCAGACGAACCTACTTAGTAGATAATTCTCGAACATTTTAACCATTAATTTGAAAAGGAGGACAATTATGTCTAATCAAATTACAACAGCTTTTGTACAGCAGTATGGTTCTAATGTACAAATGCTTTCACAACAAATGGGTAGTCGTTTGCGTGAAGCTGTTGATGTGGAATCAATCACTGGTAAAAATGCGTACTTTGAACAAGTTGGCAGTGTAGCTGCACAAGTGCGTACATCCAGACATTCCTCGACTCCTCAAATCGATACACCTCATAGCAGAAGAAGGGTATCTTTAGCTGATTACGAGTGGGCTGATCTTATAGATGATGCTGACAAAGTAAGAATGTTAATCGATCCAACTTCTTCTTATGCAAAAGCTGCTGCGGCAGCGATGGGGAGATCGACTGATGATGTCATTATAACAGCATTAGGCGGCACAGCTTACTCAGGAGAAACAGGCGGCACATCTGTTGCACTTCCAAGCACTCAAAAGTTTGCAACGTCAAACCAATCTGATGGTTTAACGATTGCTAAACTTCTAGATGCTAAGAAGAAAATGGATTTAGCTGACGTAGATCCAAGCATAGCACGATATGTGGTATGTGGAGCAACTCAAATAAGTGATTTGCTCAATACAACTGAGGTTAAGAATTCAGATTATAATACAGTTAAAGCGCTAGCGATGGGTCAAGTTGACTCTTTCCTAGGGTTTAAATTTATTATGTCTAACAGACTTAATTTCGATGCAAGTAATACTGACGATAGACTCGTTTTCGCATTCACTAAAGATGCTATTAAATTAGCAATAGGTAAAGATGTTACTGCAAGAATAGATGAGAGAGCTGATAAATCTTACAGCACTCAAGTTTACTACTGCATGAGCATTGGCGCTACAAGAATGGAAGAAGAAAAAGTTGTTCAGATTCCTTGTCACGAAGCATAGGAGGGATAAGATATGGCAAGTGTAAAATCAAGTGCAATAACTAATCTTGATGCTGTACCAGCGGTAAATGCTGATGGCGGCAACAATTCTCCAATGATGGTATGGCACGATACTTACGAAGCATCTTCTTTAGCAAGTGGTTCTGACATCACTATCGCAAGAATACCAGCTGGAGCAACAATCCATGATGTAATTATCAAGGCGGATGCTCTTGGCGGTTCTTCAACTTTAAAAGTTGGCGACTCAGGCGATGATGACAGATACCTTGCTGCTGTCGGTACTTGGAATGCTGCTGGACAATGCCAATCAATGTTGGCTGGTTCAACTGCTGCAAATACTGCGGTTGCTGGATTAGGTTATAAAGTATCTAGTCAAACTGACATCATAATTACTACTGGTGGTGCATCTATCACTGGTACTATTTATGCGTGGGTTTACTGGACTCAATAATTAATATGGGGGGATTTTTCCCCCCTTTTTTTTCATTTAAAGGATTATATGGCTTCAAAAGTAGAAATATGTAACTCGGCATTAAATATGCTGGGAGCAAATAATATTACAGATCTTACTGAGGATAGTAAGAATGCAAGGTTGTTAAACCAGAGGTATGAGCCAATAAGGGATGCGGTGTTTCGTACACACGCATGGAATTGTTTAATAAAAAGAATTGAATTGGCAGCTGATACAGATACACCAACACATGAATATACTTATCAATATACTTTACCAGCTGATTGTTTACGAGTTTTAAGAATTGGTGGTCATCACGATGGATCATCTTCTGATTTAGATAATGGACAACAATTTAAAATAGAAGGAAGAAAAGTCTTAACTGATGAAACAACTGTTTATTTAATTTATATATCAAAAATTACTGATGTTAATGAATACGATACATTACTCCAGGAAACAATCGCTGCACGATTAGCTGCTGAATTATGTTATGCAGTAACTTCTTCAACATCTTTAGCTGGTCAGTTAAAAGAAAGTTACGAAGAAAAATTACGAGAAGCACGATTTACAGATGCAACAGAAGGCACAGCAGATAAATTAGACTCAAGTACATTTATTAATTCGAGGTACTAATGGCAAGAACAACTATTGCCTTTACAAATTTTACCGCTGGAGAATTATCTCCCAGGTTAGATGGTAGAACAGATTTAAGTAAATATTTTAATGGATGTAAAACATTAGAAAACATGGTTGTACATCCTCATGGTGCTGCAACTAGACGACCAGGTACAAAATTTATACATGAAGTAAAAACAAGCTCGGCACAAACACGATTAATACCTTTTGAGTTTTCGACTACACAAACTTACATTATGGAGTTTGGTAATCAGTATATTCGTTTTTATAAAGATAATGGAATTATTACCGAAAGTAATAAAACCATCAGCGGTGCAACACAAGCTAACCCAGGTGTTATAACCGCTACCTCCCATGGTTATTCCAATGGCGATCATGTTATTATTTCATCTGTTGTTGGAATGACCGAATTAAATGGGAAAACATTTAAAGTTGCTAATAAAACAACTAACACTTTTGAAATACAAGATGTTGATGGGAATAATGTAAATACAACAGGTTATACAGCTTATGGTTCTGCTGGAGTTGCCAATAAAATTTATGAAATTGCATCGCCTTATTCCACAGCAGATTTACCTACAATAAAATTTGCTCAGAGTGCAGACTTAATGTACTTGGTGCATCCAAGTTATGCGATTAGAAAATTAACAAGATCTGGTCATACAAGTTGGACATTATCAACACCATCATTATCTGGCTCTCCTTCGCCAGTTTTAAATACAACGACAAATAAATATCCAAGCTCAGTAACTTTTTTTGAGCAACGATTAGTTTTTGCTGGATCAAATGATAATCCGCAATCAATATGGTTTAGTAAAAGTGCAGACTTAGAAAACTTTACCACTGGTAGTAATGATACTGATGCGATGGTTTATACAATAGCATCAAATAAAGTTAATGCTATTCGGTATATGTCGGCACAACGATCTTTGATTGTTGGTACAGTAGGAGGGGAATTTGTTGTTAGTGCATCAGGTACTACGCAGCCAATAACACCAACAAACGTACAAATACAAAAACAATCAAGTTATGGATCTGCAAACGTAGATGCAGTGCAAATAGAAAATGTTACAATGTTTTTGCAACGAGCAAAAAGAAAAATACGAGAGTTAGTTTACAACTTAAATATTGATCAATACCAGGCACAAGATATGACCTTGTTAGCTGAACATATCAGTGAAGGCGGTATAACAGAAATGGCATATCAACAAGAACCTGATAGTGTTTTATGGTGTGTTCGATCTGATGGCACATTACTTGGTTTTACTTATGCAAGAGCCGAAGAAGTTGTTGGATGGCACAGGCATATTATTGGTGGTGCATTTAGTTCTGGTCAAGCGGTAGTTGAAAGTGTGGCAACAATACCAACTGATAGTAATGAAGATGAATTATACATGATAGTTAAACGTACTATTAATGGTGCAACAAGACGTTATGTAGAATATTTAAGTTTATTTGATTATGGCACAGATCAAAACGATGCTTTTTATGTTGATAGTGGTTTAACGTATAGTGGTAGTGCAGCGACAGTTATAACAGGATTAGATCACTTAGAAGGTCAATCAGTTACAATTTTAGCCAATGGATCTACGCATCCTAATAAAACTGTATCTGGTGGTTCTATAACTTTAGATCGTACTGCAACAAAAGCTCATATTGGTTTATCGTACACATCATTATTACAAACAATGCGTGTTGAAGGTGCTGGTAATGACAGTACATCACAATCAAAAACAAAACGTATTAATGAAGTAACTTTACGATTGCATGAAACTGTTGGGGTAGAAGTGGGAGCAGATTTATCTGATATGGAACGCATCCCTTTTCGGTCAAGTGCTGCTGCGATGGACACTGCTGTTCCACTTTTTACAGGAGATAAACAAGTCGAATTTAGAAACGATTTTAATACAGATGGTTTTGTTTATGTACGTCAAACACAACCATTACCATTAACCTTAGTTTCTATTTATCCGATGATAACAATTAATGAGGGATAGTTTAGAAATAATAGAATTTACAAATGAGCATTCTGCTCAAATTGTTAATTCCATGAATGATCGTATTCTTAGCATTGATGATAAATATTTTGATTTATTAAAAGGATTAGAAGTTAAAGATATGTCATTTACCGCAGTTAAGGATAATAAAATAATCTGTTCAGGTGGTGTCATTCCTTTATGGGAAGGTGTCTTTGAAGGATGGGTTATGGCAACACATTTAATTTGGAAAAATAGAATAGGCGCAGCTAAAGTCATAAAAGCTGGCATGGAAAACTTAATACGAAAAAATAAAATTATACGATTGCAAACAGCGGTTAAAAAAGAGTTTCCACTTGGACATCGATTTGCTGAGTGGCTTGGTATGCAAAATGAGGGATTAATGAAAAAATATCAAAACAATGAAGATTATATTAGATATGCGAGGGTAAAATAATGGCTCCTCCTTTAATAGCGATTGGTGCTGGAGTAAGTGCTGCTGGAAGTTTAATGGCTGGTCAAGCTGCGATGGCGGCTGGAAAATATCAAAAAAGTATATCAGATCGTAATGCAGATATTTTTGATCAAAAAGCAAATCAAGCTTTAGAAATTGGTAATAATAATGTTTTAAAATTTAATAAAGCTTTTGAAAGAGCCGAAGCGGCTACAAACATTGGTTATATTGCAGCTGGTGTAAGAATGGAGGGTACTCCACTTGAAGTGTTAGAGCATAATTTAGCCGAAGCAGAAATTGAACGACTTAACATTATGTACGATGCAAAAACACAAAGTTATGATTTTAAACAACAAGCAGTTAATTCACGCATGGAAGGCGAATATGCCATGTTCCAAGCACGACAACAAAGAGCTTCTTCATTTATCAATGCAGTAGGTACAGTTGTTGGTGCAGCTGGTCAAGTATATGGATTGCAACAAGCACAAGCAAATGCCAAGATAATGATAGATGCACAAGCTAAAAATAATATGCTTTTAATGAAGATGGCAAATTATAATTCGAAGAAATATCTTGATATGAATAATGCTTTAGAAGCAAGTTTATTTGCAACCAGTATGACAAACCAAGTACAAGCTGCAAGATTTCCAACTGGTTCAAACTTATTAGTAGGCGAATAATATGGTACAGATCCCAATATTTGATAGTAAGAATACACCACAGCGAATTGGTGGAGTGACAAGCGGAGTTCCTAATTTAGTTGGTGCAGCGATGTTGCCATATCAATCAACACAAGCTTTAGGTAATACAATTCAACAAACTGGAGCAAGTTTATATAAACAACAATTAGATTTCGAAACAGACCAATATGATCTAGCAAAAAATTTTGAAGTTGAGTCTTATGGTTTACAAAAAGACCTAGAGCTAAAAGAATATGAATTAAAAGGTAAATACAAACTTGAACAATTAAAACAAAAAGAAAAACTTAAAACACAATTTGAAATTAAAAAAATTGAGTTACAAAGAGAAACAGATGTTAAGAATGGCATCAATAATTCTTTAAGTGAGTTAAATGGAATTAAAACTGCTCAAATGAATAATCCAGATACGAAGAATGCTTTAAATAATTTTGATAAATCAATTAAAGATTTAAAAGATAAAATCTCAAAAGGTTTTGATGATGAATTTACTCGTCAAATATTCCAAATGGAATTTGATGATATGGTGGCTAAAAATCGTGTTGATGTTGAAAGTGCGGTAAATAAAAATGTTTTAGCTAATAACTTTATGGCTTTTGAAGATGAAGTTAATATTCTTAAAAATCAAATTATTTATGGGAATGCTAATTTAGCAACAGATGCCTGGGTAAAATTATTAAGTGAGAATTCCATTGTTGATAAAAAATATACTGATGGAATGTTAAAGATGACAGTAGATGGTCGTTCTGTTCCAGTAACACCAGATGTCTATAAAGAAAAATTAAAAAAAGAAATCTTTAATGTGCAAGCAGATATTATGTCAGGAGAAAATCCTAACATCTGGAAGCAACGCATGGAAGATGGATATTGGGAAGATAAACTTACTCCAGAAGAAATTAAAAATTATAACGACCAGGCAGAAAGAGTTTTATCCGCTAATCAAACAAATACTGTAAGTCAATTAAAAGGTCAAGCAACAACATTTAATAAGATAGCTGGCGATTTTGTTGATCCAACAAATCCACAGTATTTTGGTAGTCTTAGTCAGTATGAAGAATTACTTGGCACAGGCACAGTATTGATGGAAAATTTATATGCAAGTGGAGAAGATGCAAAAGCATTAGAGGTTGCTAATACTTTAAAAGATCTTAATTTTGCTTTTAATAATCATAACATTATAAAAGGTTTACAACACAAACCCCTGGAAGAAGTTAGAACATATCTGAATACATTAAGAGGACAGCTGCAAGATGTTTCCTTAACTGATGAAGCGGACTCTCCAACAAATCAAAATTTAAGAGATCTTATTCCTCATGTTGAAAAATTATACAGCTCCATGGAAAGTATGATCAATAATGATTTAATTGGTTTTGCTGAAACACACACTGGAATTAGTGTACCAACTATTGATTTTCAAAATACAAATTTTGAACAATTTGCAAGTCAAGCAAATGGCTATAATGAATTTGTTTTAGGTTTACAAAATAAATACAATAGAGCTGAACCACAATTTTTTAGACCAGATGATTTAAAGAATTTTAAAAATATTTTTGAAAATGGCAACAGAGAAGAAATAGAAACCTTAGTAAGAAATATATCTTTTGTAGCAAAAGATTGGTCTAACTCTGCATTTACACAACTCTCTAAATCTGATGCTCCTGAAATGGCACATCTTGGAATGTTATTAAATGCTAATGGTGGTAAATCAACTACTGCTACTGATGCTATCCTTGATGGCTTTATTGCTTTACGAAATCCTGATACCGCAAAACTTGTTGGTAAGGTTGATGTCTTGGCAGATGAAATCAATAATAATTTCAGATCTATTTCAGAAGATTTACTTGGCGATTTGATGAATAATGCACCATCAACTTTTAATAATATTACTCAATCGGCTCATGTTATCTTTGCTGATCTTATAAGTAAAAATGCAAATCTGCGAGCAGCTATTGATGCAGATGAAATAACAGATCCAGCTTTAGAACAAGCTTGGAAAAACTCTATACAATTATCGGCTGGCTTAGTAATGAAAGCTAATGGAGCTTTTGGCGGTATAGAAATCTACAATGGACATCCTATTATTATTCCGCAAGAAAAACAGAATGCAACTATTGAAGATCAATCTCCATTTTCATTAGAATTTTTGTTAGAAAATTTTATGACAGATGAGTTGTTACATCTAGCAACAGCGGAGAGTCAATACTCCCCAACACATATGCAAGAAATAGATGTAAAAAATTTACCTTACGATTTTGCTAATAAAAAAGATATTACTGTTGACCAGCTATTTAAAGAAGATGGATTTGAAAATATATTTTTAGAAACAGCTGATTATGGAGAGTATTATATTACTTTTAAAAATCCTGGAGATCCATCCCACGAATATTATCAAAATGAAAAAAGAGAAAATATAATTTTAAATATAAATAGAATTTTACCACAACTTCTCAAAGCTGCACAAGAAGCACCACCAGAAATATCTATTGAATTTGGTAGTGATGAGAAAAAAAATGTACCTAAATATACAAAGCTTTTTTAAATGAATATTGATTGGGGATTTATTTCCGAGTTAGAAGGAAAAGGGAAAACTGTTGGGTATCATCCATCTGATAATTCAGGAGTAACCATAGCTACTGGTTTTGATTTAAAAGAAAAGGATGAAGAATTTTTATTATCCATAGGAATTACACCTGAATTAACAGAAAAATTAAAACCATATTGTCATTTAACTGGGAGTGAAGCTTCTGCGGTAGCAAGTAATTTAGAATTAACTACCAAGGAAGTAGAGCTAATAGATATTTGTAGTAAAAAATTTTATGCTGCAAGAGTTGCTCGACAATATAACAGTAAAGAACCTAAAACAGTTTTTGAAGATTTAAACAGAAAACAACAAACAATATTATGTTCTGTTGGTTTTCAATATGGAAGTTTTACAAAAACACCATCTTTTATAAAACACGCAGTTAATGATGATTGGAATTTAGTAGTAGAAGAATTGCGAAATTTTGGCGATGCTTTTCCTACTCGTAGAAATAAGGAAGCAGATTATTTATGGGAGAAGTAACAATACCATCTAGTAATAAAAGTTTTTTTACAGATCGTACTAATAAAAAATATCGAGGAAATAATAATACTGCTTTTACTACACCTAAAGTGCGTGCAGAAATTTATGATTTATTTAAAGAAAATCATATTGATTTTTCTCGTTCTGTATCTGCTGAGCAAGGGAGAGCAGAAGATTGGTCATTAGTACAAGATGAATTAAAAACAAAATTTAATATTGATGTGCCACATATTAATGATTACGTTCCTGAGATAGACGATAAGTTTACTTGGAAAAGACCTTTTGCTAATTTTGGATTTGATGGTGTTGGTGGCGATATGACACCAAGAGCAGATCATAAAAGTAAAATTAAATATCTTAATGGAGTTATTCAGGAAAAATTACAAAACTTACCAGAGGGAGCTAAAAAAGATTTTAAAGGGTACGATCATTATTTTAGTTTACGCAAAGAAAAATTAAAACAGCAAAGTATAGAAATGGGATTAACAGGAGAATATGCTGATAGTACCTTTGATTATTATGCTGGTTCTTTTGGTGGTACAGCTGTTGGTGCTTTTCACGATCCATTAGTTCTTGCTACTTTACCATTTTCTTTTTTATATGGATGGCAAGGTAGTATTTTATATGCGTCATTACGAGCAGCAGCGATTGAGTCAGTTATTGGTGCTGGCTCACAAGCATTAATTGAAACACAAGTTGTACCTTACCGACAAGAGCTTGGACAAGAATATACCTGGAAAGATGCTGCTAAAACTATTGGGTTAGTAGGGGTAACTGCTGGGGTTACAGCTGGTGCATTTACTGGAGGTGCAAAAGGTTCAGTTGCTTTATATAAACACGCACAATTAGGATTGGCAAAAGTAAATCCAGAAATAAGAAATAAACTTATTGGAAAAGAATTTGAAAAATTAGTTAATAAAGGAGCAGATCCAGAATTATTATTTGATTATCTCAACAAACAAATAGCTAAGTTAGAACCAAAAGAATTATTAACTGTTTATAACGCATTACCTAATAATATAAAAACACACATTAATTATGCTAATGCAGCTAAAAGTTTAGAAGAAAAAATTTTAGATGATGCTGACAACCCATTAGAAAATACTAAAGCTGGTAATACTGAACATAACGACAGATATAATAATTCCCTAGCAAACGTCTTACGAAACGAAGATCCTAGTATTCCTGAACAACCAACTGCGGCAATCATTATTGATGAAAAAAGACCAATAATGAACCATCAAAAAATTAATCCAGAAAATTTAGATGCTGATGCAAAAACATTTCAATTTAAAACTGGTGGAGATAGTAAAGGTGTTTTAGAAAAATTACAGGGTGTAGAAAAATGGGATGATGTGGCAGCTGGCACTGTCATGGTTTGGGAGAGAGCCGATGGCAAAATGTTTATTGCTGATGGACACCAACGATTAGGTTTAGCAAAAAGATTAAAAGCTAAAGGTCAAGACATTGAATTAAATGCACAAGTAAGACGAGAAGTTGATGGCTGGACTCCGCAAGATGTAATGGTCGAAGCGATGGTTGTTAATATTGTTGCTGGCACTGCAAGAGCAGATGATGTGGCAAGAATATTTTTACAATTAGGAGAAAATGCAGCAGCAATTCGTATTGCTGGTAAGATTAAACAAAGCCAAGCTTTATATCAAACTGCAACTGGTTTACATAAATTAGGCGATGAAGGTTTTAATTACTGGTTAAACAGTAATATAAAAGATGGAATTGCAGCACAAGTTGGCGACATCGTGGATGATCCAGCTGCATCTATAAATATTTTAAAAATATTAGAAGCTGCAAAACCAAAAGATACTATTGAAGCACGCATGATGATCCGCCAGGCATTAGCTGCTGGCATGGTAACATCCGAGCAAATAGATTTGTTTGGCAAAACAATAATGAAACAGTCATTATTTGTTGAAAGAACCAAAGTTTATACTGCTGCACTTAGAGATCTAAAAAAAGAAAAATCTGTTTTTAGAGCTTTAGTGGATAATGATGAACAAATTATAAAAGAAGGTAGAAATAAACTTGATACTAAGTATAATGTAGAAAAGGCAGAACATAATGCAATCGCAATACAAAAAATCGAAAAGCTTGCTAACCGAAAAGGAGAGCTTTCAGACGAGCTTACAGCAGCCGCAAAACTCTGGAAAGATGGCAGTAAACGAAAAGCAGTTACAGCTTTTAAAGCAGCTATCAAGCGATCAGTTGAACGAGGGGATCACAAGGGGATTGATGCAAGCGGAAATGAACGTACTACATTCTTTGCAAAGGCGGAAGCTCCAAGTAGACAAAAACCTAAACAAGAAATTGTCGAGCAAAAGTTAGAGGATTTTTCAGATCCTAAATCACAAAAATTTTTAGACGATGCTGATGATCAGTTAGATGAAGTTAAACTTGAAGTTAGATCAGATGAAGCTTCTGGTGCTGTTAAAACATCTGATACAGTAAAAGATCCTTCTGGAACTAAAACCCAAGATGAATTTTTCCAAGCAACAACAGCTGAGCCACCATCAACAGTTTTAGCTAAAGCTAAAGCAACACCATCGGCATCACGAACACTAGATGCTAACTCGATTGGGGAAATTAAAGTAATATCTGGCACAAATCACAAAGTACTACAAATTAGTAATGTTGACAAGCTTTATAAATTAGCAAACAAACATATTTCTAATATTGAAGCATCTATTAATAATATAGCTATTAAATTTAAAAATGCAAAAGTTATTACAAATATTAAAGATAAAAAAACTTTGCGTGCTAAAATTAAAAAAAGACAAGCAATATATGGAAAAAAATATAATGAGCAATTTCTTGGCGATATTGCTAGAGGAAGGTTAATTCTTGATGATGTTAACGAAGTAGTTGATGGTTTAGTTGTTGAGGGATGGCTTAGAAAAAATTTTAAAATAATTCAAAAAAAAGATTATTTTGTAACTCCTAAAGAAGAAACTGGATATAGAGCAACACATTATCAACTAGTTACTGAGGATGGATTGGCTTTTGAATTACAGGTTCATAATAGACAGTTAGTAGAAATTTATGATAATTTGCGAAAAAATCCTAACTCCTCGTATAATAAATATAAGGATGTTGGTCGTAAATTAACACCAGAAGAAGAAGCTGATAGATTACAATTAGCAGCAAAAGAAAAAGAATTAATAGATGAAGCTGCTATTGTTCCTGATATGCGAACAGCTATGGGAAGAAATGAATTAAAGTTAACAGATAAAATTGCTGACGAAATTATTGATGATGTTTTGCAAACAAAAACATTAAAACAAGTAATTAATGATATTGACGAAGATGCCAAAATTATTGATTTCTTAAAAGATTGTCCAGGGATAAAATGACATTAGCCAACTGTATTATTAATGGAGTAAATGAGGGAATTATTCCTAATCAAAAACAATTTGATATGCTCGATAATTTTGAACAATCAAAAAATCGATATATGGAATTAGGGATGTCAGAGGAAGCTGCTGCTAAACAAGCTGGCTTAGATACTTTTGATAAAGTTAAATTTGATAGAGCAAGAAAAGCAAAACTAGCTATAATCCAAGCAAAAAAACAAGCTCAATTTTTTTACTTAGTAGAAACTTCTGGATTAAATCCAGGAGAAGTAATGGAAATGATTGTTGGGAAACAAAATGTTGCAGAGGGATTTCGAGAAATATTTAGTGCCGAAGTAGGTATTGATAAAGCTATGTCTTTAACACAAAAACATTTTGGTAAAATATTAAGAGAGTTTGATCAAACAATGACAGGTGGTGTAAAAAATAAAGCTGGTCAAATACAAATGTTAAAAGAAATAAAAGATCCTGGATCTACTGGAAATGCTGCGGCAAGAGAATTAGCAGAAGCTTGGGTAAGAACAGCAGAGTTATTAAGAAAAATGTTTAATGATAAAGGTGGTGCTATTCCTAAGATGGATGGTAATTATTTACCACAATTCCATGATCAAGCTGCGGTGGCAGCAACAAAAACCTATGAACCTTGGAGAGATTTTTTATTAGATAATAATTTATTAGATCTTGATAGAATGATTGATTATCGTACTGGTCAACCATTTACTAGAGAGTCATTAGAATTAGCTCTTAAAGATGTTTGGGAAAGTATTGTGTATCAAGGTGCTAATAAAAAAACACATCATCTTGGTTATGGTAAAGCGATGTATAATAAACGACTTGATCATCGTTTTTTACATTTTCGTAATGCAGATGCGTGGATGGCTTACAATTCTCGTTTTGGTGGCGACAGTTCTATTTTTGATATTATGGTTGGACATTTTCAAACTATGTCAAGAGATATAGGATTAATGGATGTACTAGGTGCAAATCCAGATCTACATATTCGCTGGATGGCAAAACAAGTAGATGATTATGTTAATATGCAATCAACAAAATTACCAAAAAAAGAATTTGAAAAATTACAAAACAAAATGAATTCCCATATTTATAAAGCAGAGTCACAATATATGTATTTAAAAGGTCAATCTCATGCTCCAGTAAATAAAGGATTGGCTGTTACAATGGCGACACTAAGAGGTTTACAAACTATGGCTAAACTTGGAACTGCTCCAGTATTAGCTTTACTTGATATTAACTTTGCTAGACACACCGCAGCATTTGCTGGATTACCTCAAACTAAATTTATGTTACGTCATTTACAACAGGTAAAACAATTACCTAAAAGTGAATGGAGAAAAATAGCAGCTGTCAGTGATATTGTGGCAGAGAGTTATATGAATGTATCTTCTGCATCTGCAAGATTTACTGCTGATATGACAGAGCAAACAGAAATAACAAGACGATTAACTGATTTTTCTTTAAAAGTAAGTGGTCTTAATTGGCAAACACAAGCTGGTGCTAATGCAGCTGGTTTAGAATACATGGCACAACTTGCAAGATTACCTAAAGATTTCAATAAGTTGCCAACTAAATTTCAACAATATTTAGAAACATTTGGTATTAATGCAGAAAATTGGAAAATTATAAAAGAAACAAAACTTTGGACTCCAAAAAAAGATGCAGAATTTTTACAACCTAGTGATATTATGGATCGTGCAGATCTATCTAAAGAAGTGGCAGAAGATTTATATAATAAATTATATTTATCTTTAAATCGTTTTATTGATTTTGCTCGACCAAGTGTCAATGCAAAAGCAGCAACTACTGGTGTTATTGTTGGTTTAGGTAAAACACAATCAGGCACAGCAGTTGGCGAGTTAGTTAGAGCTATGTTACAGTTTAAACAATTTCCTATGACATTACATCACACGCATATTATGCGAGGATTAATGCGTAATAAACTTTCTGGTAAAGCAAAATATTTAGTACCTTTAATTATTACATCAGGTTTAATGGGTGCGATGGCATATGAAATGAAGCAAATATTAAAAGGAAAAGATATTACAAGTTTAGAGGGAATGAACCCTACAAAAAATCCTCAATATTGGATTAATGCAATAATTCATGCTGGTGGTTTAGGTTTCTATGCAGATCTATTATTTAGTACAAGGTATAGTGCTGCAAGTGGTACAGCTGGTGCTTTAGGTGCATTACCTGGACAATTATTTGATACAGCAGATTTAATATTTGATAACATTTATGAAGGTATTTCTGCTGATCAAGAAATGAATTTAGGTTCTGATATATCTAGATATTTACGCAGACACACTCCTGGCGCATCCCACTGGTATGCAAGACTTGCAATAGAAAGATTAATTTTTGATACATTACAATCAATGATTGATCCTAAATGGAAAAGAAAAAAACGACAAAATATATCTAAAACAAGAAAAAAACAAAATACTGATTTTTGGTGGCGACCTGGCGATAAGTTACCTAATAGACCACCAAATTTAAAATAAATAGTTGAACACTATTGACAATTAATATAGAAATACAAGATATGCTGATCGATAATTATCGATTGGCTTTTTTTATTTCCCAAACATTAAAGGACTAACATGACAATTTCGTCTACTACTACGAAGAATTCGTATAGTGGTAATGGATCTAATACAACTTTTGCTTATGGGTTTTACATACCAGCATCGACAGATATACAAGTTATTGTAAGATCATCTACTGGTACAGAAACAGTTAAATCCGAAGGTACTGGCTCGACTAATTACAGTATAACTGGTGTTGGTAATTCATCTGGTGGAAACGTAGTTTTTGTAACAGCTCCACTTAATACAGAAACAGTTGTTCTTAGAAGAAATACAGCCAAGACACAAGCAACTGATTATGTTGCTAATGATCCTTTTCCAGCAGAAACACATGAGGATGCTCTCGATAAATTAACTATTATAGGTCAAGATTTACAAGAACAAGTTGATCGTTCATTAAAATTATCAAGAACAAATACAATGACCTCAACAGAATTTACTGTTGGTGCTACTGATCGTGCTTCTAAAATTCTAGCTTTTGATAGTTCTGGAGAATTATCTGTAACACAAGAATTAGGTACAGTTAAAGGTAACTGGGCAGCTTCCACAGCTTATGTTGTAAGAGATATTGTCAAAGATACTTCTACTAATAATATTTTTATTTGTTTAACAGCTCATACTTCTTCTGGCTCACAGCCGCTTACTTCTAACACTGATAGTGCTAAATGGTCTTTACTTGTTGATGCTGCATCCGCAACTACATCAGCGACTAATGCTGCTTCGTCAGCCACAGCTGCTGCA